GAAGAGAAGAGATTACTATTGTATCCGTTTTTGTTCTTTTGTCCATTAGCCAAATAGTCCTATTAATGTTAGTATTGTTGCCCCTAGCCCACCCAATATTGCATATAGTAGTTTATCTACCTTCCCATGCAACTTATCCACATCTTGATGTAAGTGTTTAAGATGATTATTTTTTATTGTGTTTACTTCTCTTTTTAATCCTGTGATATATCCGTATATGGATATTAAATGTTCATTGGTTGTTTTGGGTTGTTTAGCCATTAGTTTTTGCCAAAAATTTGTTTTGTTTGTTCTTTAATAGCTTCACCTATTGTTGGTAATGCTTCTGATAAAGGCACTGCTTCTTGATTTCTTGCAGGAATATTTAATGCTTTAATATATCTATTTCTTATTGTTGAATATTTGTCTTGAAGTTTTTTAACTTTTTGATTATACTCTTCTAAACTTATAGATCCATTTCTATACTCAGCTGCCTGCTCTCTTATTTGTTCTTGAACTCCTCTAACTCTTCTACTAAATTCAAAAGTTTTAACTCTTTTTAATTTAGTTAAATCTACTTTCTGTAACTTTATACCAACTGTATTTAAAAATGCTAATAATTCATTATCATCTGTTCTTAATGGTGATTTACTAACTCTAGCTTTTTCAATTTTTTTAGTTGAATAAGCACCAGGTACAAATGGAAAGTTAGGTATAAGTCTATCTTTAACAGCATCAGCTCTAACTAAAAAATCATCAAAGTCAGATATACCCTGGCCTTTTATTTTATCTTTTCTAAATAAATCATATCCAACCATTGGAAATAAAACATCACCTGCTATACCAAAACTAGGTTGTAATGGTGCAGGTAATCCTGGAATAATACCTGAACCTAAATCTAATACATCTCCACCTGGAACGTATCTAGTAATATCTACATAGAAAGAACCTTCAGGTGATCCAGGTAATGCAGCGTTAGGTACTTTAATATTTCTATGTGGTAACACTGGTAAACCAAAAATTCTACCTTTTTTTTGTTCTGTAAATGCAGCTCTTTCTGCTTCTGGAGAACCTTCGCCTAACAATTCACCCATATTATTTAACATATATCCTAATACTGCATACTTTGCAAACTTCCAAGGTCTAACTATTGCTGTTTCTGCAAGTATAGGTATAACTCTGTATGTGTATGCTAAAAAGGGTGTTGGTAAATTTCTTAAAGCATTAATACCAGGGGCACTAATATTATAATCAATAAAAGATTTTCTAGCATCTAATGCAGCATCTGCTACAGAATAACCTTTATCTAATCTATCCATAAATAAAGCTAATCTAAATATAGCATCTTCTGATCTATACCATTCACTTAATGTTTGTAATCCTGCTTTTTCTTTCAAGATTACATCTTGATACATACCTTTAGCTATATTAACTGCATTTTCTGCTACATCTTTATCGGGAGATACTTTATAAAAATCTAAATTTATTTTTTTAGGATCTAATAAATCTAATTCTTTTGTAACATAATCAACATCAAAAACTCCATGAGTTTGTGCTAATTCCAAAACTTTTGATGATTTACCTTTTGCTGCAGCCCTAAATGCTTTTGTTGCAGGTAATAAATATGCTAAATTACCATCAACTAAATCTGTTAATACTAAATTACTTACAATATTATTTACATGAACTGTTGGGTTCCATGCAGTTTTACTAGATTTCCATATTTGGTTGAGTGCTCTATACCCTTTAAAAAATCCACTAGGTTTTTCACTTGCTTTATACATATTAACAAGATTATCATAGACTTCTTTAGGAACATATTGTCCTGCTAATTTACCATATATGGGCTGTATAGTTCCTGACCTATTTCCAGTTGGCATTTGAACTAAATTGTTAGCTTCTATTGTTTCATTAGTAGGTTTAGTTTCATTAAATTTTTTTATAAAAGGTAACTCAGCTATATCAGCATAAAATTTATATTGTGGTAATGTTTTAGACATTAATCTACCAGTTTCTAATATAGCAAATGCACCATCTTCTATTTCAGACATACCTAAACGTTCTTGTTTAGTATATTCCCATCTTACTGTAAGACTTTTTTGCTTTGCTTTTGTAGGATCTTTAGCTAATTTTTCTACTATTTCTTGAGTAGCTCTTTCACCTTCCCCTTTACCTTTAATTCTTCCGAATAATTCCCACCCATTATGATTTTCTAGTGGAACTGTTTTACCTGCATCATCTATTCTAAATGCTTTTTCTTTACTATATTTTTCAAGCCATTCTTCAGGTGATACTTCTTCTAATATACCTCTTGCCTTTAATTCAGATCCTATTTTAGCAAGATCATTACCTCCATAAGTTCTTTTTAAATATCTATTTATATTTCTTAATGCAGTTTCTTCTGTAATTAATCCTGCTTGAATATACATTTGAGTAACTGCAGTTATATTTTCTCTGGATTCTTTTGCAATTTTATTTAATGCTTTAGAGGGAACATCATATGTAATATCTCCTTCTAACATATTATATAATACTCTTCTTTCATCAACAGTTAATTGCTGTGCTTTTTGTGCAATTCTTAATGCTTCTAATTCTAACTTACCTCTTAATCCACCTAAATCAATTGCTTCTAATTTTTTTATTTCTTTAGGCATTTTAAAACCGTCTACAAAATTTTTACCAAGAAATCCTGCTACAGTTAAATCATCAGAAACTTTTACTTTTCTACCCACATGCATACCTGCAGCACCTGCCATAAAACCTAGCACTGCTCTAGAAAATCTTTTTGTTGCATCACCATCTTCTTCTGGTAATGAAAATCCGTAAGCACCACCAATTAAACCTGATCCTACTTCTGGGCCTAAACCTTTTTCTGCTGTAAAATAATCAAATGCTGGTCTACCAATTTTTTCTTTATATAATTTTTGACCTGCTCTTACAGGTTCTACATATGCACCAAGTATAGTTTTAAAAAACTCTCTTGGTCCCCTTAACATAAAATTTTTATTACTTTGTTTATTTTTATTTATTGATGCAGGAGTATCATTAACAGTTTCTACAGGTTTAATTTTAATATTTTTTCTAATTTTTACTACTTCTTCTCCACGACCTTTAACTTTTCTACCACGTTTACCTGCTGTGCCTATAGTAATATCCTCACTACCTGGAAGTTTTACTTTAATTAAATCTTTTTCTGGTATATTTTTTATATCAGGTGCTTCATCATCTAATCCAAAACTTTTTTTAAGTTTTCTAACTTTTAATGCTTGTACACCTTTACCTATAACAGGTGATATTATTGCACCACCCAATGCACCACCAAATGCTTGTTTACTTCTTGTATCAAATAAACTATTTTCATCTACATAACCTAATGCACCTGCTAATCCACCAGATACTGCACCAAACTTAGCCATTTGATATAAAGTTTTAGCTCTAGTTACAGGTATTAACCATTGTAGGGGATCTAGTATTGCACCACCGAAATATGCTGCAGCTATTAATCCACCACCATCACGTTGCATTGCAGCATTTAGACGTTTTTGCTGTTCCTCTAAAGTATATTCCATTGGAATAAGACCTAATAATTTTTCATCACCACCTGCAAATTGTGTAACACCTCTTAAAGTATCTCCCAATCCTAATAAAAATGCATCACCAGCAGTAAAATCTGTGTCTTCGTTAGAAAATAATTTTATATTTTCTTTAGGTTTAGCTTCATCAGGTATTAAAAAATTAAATCTATTAGAGTCTAACTCTATATTTTTATATAATGATTTACTATCTGGCTCATTAGAAATATCAAATTTATTTTCTATAGAAGCATCATCAGGCATAAACGTTTTAAATCTATTACTAGATTTAATTTGTTCATCATCCTGTTGATCTACAGGCATAAATTGTTTAAATCTGTTTTCAGCCATTATTAGAATGAAAAGTTATCTGGATCTAATCCTATTTTTTTTATTTCTTCTTTTGCTGCTGCTCTAACATTAGCAATAGCTTCTTCTTTTTGTTCATCAGATAATGTTGTTGATCTAGAAATAGATGAAATAGCTTGTCTAGCTTCATTCATGATTGCACCACTTTCATCTGTAACTCTTATACCAGGAGATTTTTCTGGATCAAATCTTTTACCAGGTGACTTATCAGGATCAAATTTTTTACCAGGAACTTTTTCTGGATCAATTTTTTTTGCTTTTGATTTAGTAATTAAACTTTCTGTTTGTTCATTAGCACCTGGTATATTAGAAGATATTGTTTTTGCAGTAGTTTTAGCTTCAGGTAAATCATCATATCCTGGTCTTGGAAAATTTTCAATACCTACTTCACTTAATTTTTTATTTATAAATTTATCTCTAGCATATTGCAATTGCCCACCTGTGTATCCTCTAGCTTTTGCATCATCATAATCAGATAATAAATCTGTTATAAGGGGAGCAACTGGATTATCTTTATCTAGCCCTGTTATCATATAAGTTCCCATATTTCTATTATAAAAATATGTATCAAAATCACCAGAAAATCTATTAGCTTCTGTTGCGTGTCTACTATTTAAAATATCAAAATTTTTACTATCTCCACCAAATTGACTCATTTTAGGTAAATCTAATTTAGGCCTAGCAACTTCTGTACCTGTGTCCATAGCTTTCATATCCTTAAAAAATAATTCTGCTACTGGACCAGACCCTTGATTCTTAGTTATTAAATCTATAGCATCTTTCTGTTGATCTTTAAAGTTCATAGCTCTTGAACTTTTAGCTGTATTAAAATTATAACCTTGAAAATCAAAATCTTTAAGTTTATCTAAAAAATCTTTAGGTGCATTAAACATTAAATTCATTCCAGCATCAGAAGTTGTAAGACCATTGTAGCTTGCATATAGAGCACCTGGTGTTCCTACTTTTTCTTCAATTAATTTAAATCTTTTTTCTGTATCTTCTTCATTTTTTCTAAATAACTGTGCTGTCTTTCTAAATTCTTGACCAGTCTCTTTAACCATATCAGCATACATCTCATCTCTTGCTGCTTTTTGTTCTAAACTTTCTTTTAAAAATCCTGATAATATTCCTCTTGCTACTGACATTATTCTTCTCCCTCTGGTTTAGGTCTAGCCATCAAGCCAGCTTTTTTAATATCTTCTTGTGTAGATTCAGTTATCTCTGCTACTTTTTCTTTAGCCATTTTAACTTTAGTGATTTCTCTTATCTGCTGTTTATTTGTTAAATCTTCTAATGAGAATACTATTTTTTCCACACCACCTTGTAGCCCTATGGCTGCTATCATTTTCATTACAGGTTCTGTAATTATAAAAGCAAGATCTGGAGAAAATTTACCTTCCATAAATCCAGCAAATAATATAGTTCTACCAATAGCTTCTACAGGAACACCTGCATCTAGCATACCTATTAACTGTTCTGTTAATTGTTTTTGATGCAAAGTAACCCAAAGATATTCTGTAACTTCTTCAGGATCAGTAAATTGTGGTGGGTGCTCCCAAGGGTAATTACCTGGAGTATCTGTAAGTGATTGTCCTGGAACTGGTGAATCAAATGGATCACCAACTCCTTGTTCGTATTCTCGTTCTCTCATTATATTCCCTGTAAGTTAAACTTTAACTATAGTTTGTTCTATAGCTTTTTTTCTAAGTAAATATTTATCTAATCTACGCTCCCACAAAGCGTTCATTCCTATACCATCAATTACTCGTAGTGAACCTGGAATCATATCAGATCGACCACTCCCTGAAGCATATGTTGGCATATCAAATCGACTTAGGTTAGGTGGTCTTACATATTGTGCAGATGCAGGTTCTCCACCTGTGCCAGACCCTCTACTCATTAAACTTTTACCTAATGCAGTTCCCACTTTTTTACCTAGAGCACCTTGACCAAACTTTGCCCCTAGTGCTCCGCCAAAATATCCTGCTGCTCCTACAACAGCTATTTTAAAAATATCTTTTAATTTGAACATTAATTATTTCTCCTATGGTGTATTAAATAAATTAAAACCAAACCTACCAATTAATTCATATAGAGAATCTTTTGATGCTTTATCTTGTAGATCTAATGCTGTTGATCTTTCAAGAGCTGCCATCGCTAAATTATGATTTCTATTTTTTTCATTTTGTGAAGATGTATTAACCCAAGATGCTTCATCTCTCCATTGTTGCCATGCAGAGGATAAGGCCCAGTTTGATATGTTTAGTAAATTTTGTGCGTTAGTTTGATTAGCAGCATTTACTGCAGCAGTATTAGCTGTATTAAGTGCTCTTCTCCAAACTACATTTGATTGATCTATTTCTCTTTGATTAGTTACGTTAAACTGATCTCTATTATTTTGTAGTGTTGCATTATATTGATTTATAGTTGCTTCTCTTTTAGCATTTGCTTCATTAACTGCAATAGTATTTTGTGCGTTTAATGCACTAACTTTATTTTTTTCTGCTTCAGAAAATTTATTCATTGCATCAACTCTAGCAGCATTTTGTTCTGAAATAGAAGTTGATAGCTTATCGTAGAATTGATTAACTTGATTTTGACTAGATGCATTAAATTGGTATGAAGCATTTGCTGCAGCTTGATCAGATAATAAAAATGCTTGCCTAGTATTTATGTTAGCTAAATTAGTTTGTTGTCTATTAGACAAATTAGCCATATCCATTTGTAGATATGCTTGTGCATTTGTTAGTGCTGCTTGTTGGTTGTTAGATAGATTTTGAAAAATCATATCTTTATATGTAGCAGCATCTTGAGCAGCTATTGGTATAGCTGAGTTCATAATACCTTCAGCTAATGCTTGTGCAGCCATTGAACTTGCACTCATACCTCTATTAGCCATTGCAGCTTCGGTTGCTTTTGCAGCACCTCTAGCCCATACTGGTAAAGGATTACCTGAAGATATAGCAGTTTCAACTTCTGTTTGTAGTCCTGCTAATTGACCTTTTACTGTAGCATCAGAAGCAATAGTACCTTGAGCAGCTGTCATAGGAGCTGATACAGTTCCTTGTGCAGCAGTTGCTGTAGGTGTTGCTCCAGCTACTTGTGCAGCTGTAAATTGAGAAACAGCTTGGGGAGCAGCCGCAGTAGCACCTACACTAGTTACTGTTCCAGGGGCAGCTATAGTTGGTGCTGTAGGGGCAGTAGGTGTAGCAGCTTGAACTGTAGTAGTAAGACCAGTAGTTCCCATTAATTCGTTAGTACCAACATTTTGTAGCTGTGGTGATATAGTTGTACCTACTGGTAGAGTAGCTTTTGTTAATAAGCTATCAATTAATGATACTGCTTTAGAGCTACCTGTTTGTTCTTTTTGGGCAGGTGCAATAGCACCTTTTTGTAGAACTGTGTCTACAGGTGTTGCAGGTGTTTTAGGTGGTGTTGTCATTATCTCCCCTGTCGATTATATTTTTTGAAGCTACGCTTCTCATCTTTATTTTTTGATTTCTTATGTACTCTTGGTCGTTTCTTTGGTTTTGGTCTTTCTTCAAACGATTTAAACTTTCGTGCCATTATGGTTTAGTTGGCCATGTAGCACCTTCACATTTAGCAACAGTGTCTTTACCTGCAGGCAGATCTCTAAGATTCTGTCTGTATGTTTTCATATCATCTGATAAAGTATTATCAGACAAAGCTAGGTAATCAGTTTCAGCAAGAAGTCTATTTCTCTTAGCTCTAAGGTCAGCTAAAGCTCTAGCAGGGGCTGCATCTGCCCACGCTTTCTCTTCAGCATCTCTTGCAGCTTCTTCTTCAGCTGTAAACTGTACTTTGTTACCGTTTATATTATGATATCTTGGCATAGTTTTCTCCTTATATTTTATGTATCATTATTATAGAATTCCGTAAAGGCAAATATCTCCAGCGTCTATGTTGCCACTAGCAAACTTAAATCGAACTCGTGTAATAGCAGTGGTAGTATTAAAATATCCTGCTGAATAAGAATTTACAGTATAACTACTCTCTGTATAAACATTCATATTAGAAATGTAATGTTTTACAAATGTTGTATTAGATGGGTCAAATAAGTGTAATGTTCCAGAACAACACTCATCATTTTCATTCCCACAAGTATCAGCTATATATTGAAAAGCTGTGCCATTTGCTTGATCATAATTACCAGCTCTATAACCAAGACTTGTGGCACTATCTGCCTCATCATGGTATGCACTAAAATTAGTTGAAGTAAGAGTTTGGTTATAATTTGTATTTGTTCCTGTATCGACTTGAAAAGTAAAAACTTGACTATCAGTAGCTGGGTGTATGTTTTTAAATGTAAATAAATATTCTTTATAAGTAGAATCTATACCACTGGTAAAATCTATTGTTGCAGAACTAGATGCTGTTACTTTACTAATAAACACCATAGATCCAGTATTCAAAGACCCAAAGGCTGATACCGATCTAACTCCTCTATCATTAAGTGTAACTATGCTCATTATGAATCCTTTAGTCCGTAGAGTTTAATAGTGCCAGCGTCTATGTTACCAGAGGCAAAATTAAATCTTATAGCATCAACTGCAGAAGTAGTGTTTCCGTATCCAGCGGCAAACCAGTTGTAGTTCATTTGTATATCACTTCTATATGTACTGCTATTAGCTAAAAAATGTTTTACAAAAGTAGTTGATGATGGATTAAATATAAATAATTCTCCACTTGTACAGGCATCATTATCATTTCCTGTAACTACACTAATAGCTTGATCTCCTGTTCCTTGTGCTATATCTGAGCCACTAGCATAAGCAACTCCTGTGTTTCCACCGCTTTCGTCAGTTGAGGCAGTAAAGACACTTGTAGTTTTGGTAACATTATAATTACTACCTGTATCTGCACTCATATTAAATCTAAATTCTTGTGTATTTGTAGCTGGATGACAATTAATAAACTTAAACAAATAAATAGGATAAGTAGAATCTAACACTACATCACTACTACCATTAACAAAAGACAATGTAGAACTAGAACTTGCAGTTAAAGTTTTAATATGTGTTAATGATTTAGCTGCCCCAGGTATAGCTGAGATATTTGCAATGCTTCTGTTGTTATAAGTTACAATTGACATTACACAACTCCATACATTTTGATTGTTCCAGCATCTATGTTGCCTGTAGAATACTTAAATCTAAATCTTGTAAGAGCTGTTGTAGTGTTAAAGTATCCACCTTTATAACATTCATAAGAATATTCATCTCCACCAGTTTCTTCGTACATAATATTAAATCTACTAATAAAATGTTTTACAAATGTAGAATTTGATGGGTCAAAAATATGTAAAGTTCCAGAAGCACAGCTATCATTATTGTTACTATTCTGAACTGTTAAATTTAAAAATGATGTTGATTGAGCATCATCATGGCTATCGTTGTAACCTAATGCAGCACCGCCATCATTTTCTTTATGATATGCTTGAAAAAAAGTTGTAGTTGCTGTTGTGTTATAACTTGTATTTGTTCCTGTATCTGTTTGAAATTGAAATATTGCTCTATTAGTTGCTGGGTGTATATCTGTAAATTTAAATACATATTCCTTATAAGTAGAGTCTATGTCACTAGTAAAATCTATAGTAGAACTAGAACTAGCTGTTACTGTAGACAATAATACTAAGCTACTACCAGAGACCCCTGAAGGGAGACTGGTAATGGATGCCATGGATCTGTCATTGCATACATTGATTGACATGGTCTATTCCTATGCTAAATATCCATATAGTGTAACAAAATAATCTTCAATATTTCCACTATCATACGCTAATTTAATTTTATTAATTTTACTTGTATAGGTTGCAGCTAAAACTCCACTACCTCTTATTGTTCTAAAAGCATTACTGCCATCATTTCTTGAACCTTCCCAAGTAATATTATTATGCTGATTAACACTTGATTCTGTATTAATTGGTTTAATATCAAACATCATGTGATGACCTTCAGCATTAGCTGTATTATTACCACCATCTTTAGATAATTCTATTTTTGTATCTCCATCTGAATAAATAACATCATGTGCAGTGTTATTTGCGTATATGTGTTGATAGCCATATTGATAGTTATTACTTGATGTGTAATAACTTGAACCATCATCAACTGATAAAGTTGCTTGTAGATGTGCATTATCAGTTTCTGGTTTTATATCTAAATACATTTTAAAAGCCCTATAAGTTTCTGGTAAAGCAACTTCTATACTTGCTTGTGAAGATAATCCTGTACCAGATGCACTTGAAACTTTAGCAAGACCACCAACTAGAGAAAGATCTATTCTTTTAATAGTACCAGCATCTGATATAAGTAATTCATCAGTATCTGCTGGAGGATCAGTTAAAGCAGTTTGGCCTGAGATAATATCATTATTTAACTTAGCAGCGGTTACAGTATCGTCTGAAGGCTGGCCGATGTCGAGCACATTACCTAATATTTGAACGAAGTCAATTACGTCACCTGTCGCCAGATTCGAGGCAAAAGTCATTGTACTACCTGAGATTGTAAAGGATGATCCTGGTTTTTGTAAAATACCATTTAAACTGACCAGCATATGATTAGCTGATTCTGGGGCGACATTTACACCCCCTACTTGTAAAGTGTAGGCTGCCTGTCCGTTTACGACTGATATCGCATCACAGACTTGAAAATTGCCTACTGTGGGGGTCTTCCCTATGTACATTCGTGTTCTCCTTTTTGTTTGTCTATCATATTAATTTATTCCATACAAGGTTATAGTTCCTGCATCTATGTTGCCAGAGCTCATTTTAAATTGCACTGCATCTACGGCTGATGTTGTATTACAGTAACCAGCTATACCAGCTTCAAAACTTTGGACATTATCTTGCATCATGTTTGTTCGTGATATAAAATGTTTTACAAATGTAGTTGAAGATGGATTAAATAAATGTAAAAATCCAACGCCAGTTCCATCAGCATCATTTTTAATACCATTCATTAAAACTTGTGCGCCAGTGCCTTGTGCTATATCTGAACCTGACGCATATTCAAGAGTTGCTGGTGAACCACTCTCACCATGATATGCTCTAAAAAAAGTAGTTGTTTTAGTTACATTATAATTACTTCCACTATCTGCACTAAAATTTACAGTAAAATTTCTATCTGTTTCTTCTGGATGAATATCTTTAAATATAAACATATACTCTTTGTAAGTGCTATCTATTCCAGATGTAAAACTTATAGTAGACGAAGATGATGCAGTTGATTTTGAAATAAAAGTCATAGCACCACCCTCAAGGGTAGCCTCTAGTGCATCAGGATCAGAATCAAAACTAATAGCTTTATTAGCTACTGGTGTTACATTAAGACTATTATATTTTAATTTATTAAGAGCCATTAACTATCCTTTATTCCATAGAGTTTGATTGTTCCAGCATCTATATTTCCACCTTGAAATTTAAATCTAACACCATCTATTGCTGATGTTGTATTACCATATCCAGCAACAAAATTGTCGTTCATTTCGTTAGTATGTCTTGCTATACTTGTTCTAGCTGTAAAATGTTTTACAAAAGTAGTTGATGATGGATTAAACAACATTAGAGAACCAGATATTGATTGATCTGCATCAGCACCAACATTATCAGTTAAAGGTTGTCCACTTGTACTTTGTGATAAATCATTACTAGCAAGATAAGCTACACTTGCTGGAGAATCATCTTCTCCATGTCTTGCTATAAAAGATGAAGTAGTTTTAGTA